GGAGAAGAGGGCCCCGCGTGGGGCCCTTCGTGATGCGCTTGGCATCTTTCAATTAGGAGGTCCAGATGGGACAATATCACAGATTAATAAATATAACGATGAAAGAGTACGTCGATCCATGGGCGATTGGCGGCATGGGCAAACACTACGAACAACTATGGAACCATAAGAGTTTACAAGATGCACTCTATTGTTTGGTTATTGCCCAGGGAAACGATAAGCGAGGGGGCGGCGATCTGCACGGCTCCGATATGTTAGGCCGTTGGGCAGGGCATCGATGCGCTGTCGTGGGAGATTATTACACCGATCCGGAGGATGATAGAAGGTTTAAGAACCTGTTTTATGGGGTCGAGAAACGGATAGGATGGGTCGATATATCCGAGCAAGTAGTGCAGATGTTCAAGGATATCGACCTATGATCACGAAAGAAAGAGTACGCGATCAGCTTACGAACATCGAGATCACTGCCTGGGAGCTATCCATCGGGAACTATGAGAGCCCCGATGAGTTAAAGAAAGACCTAGAAAGCATCGCACGTTGGGCCCAGGCACTGGCCCAACAAGTAATGGCAGAATAAAACCCCGCCCATGCGCTCCGATATATCGGGTCTCCGCGCATGGGCTTGTGCAAACCCGCAGCGAAAAGACAAGGCCGCAGGCCGCAGGGACAAGGCCGCAGGGATTAAATTGTGTATAACTTGTTGACCTGGTGCAAGTGTTTTGCTATTCTGAACCTGCCAATAATGGCATTCAATTAGAGGAGGCGCACCATGCGTAAATCATACTGCAACGAGAACACCATGACAGTGAACATGGTAATCGAACTGAACGAGGTTCAAGGGATCATCGAGGTTCTGACTAAGGTCGAGGACCCCGATCACAAGGTCACGGGCCTGCTTAGATCCATGAAAAAAATTAAGCGCGAGGCCGCTGTCGAGGCGCTTCGAACTTTCCAAAGCATGGCAGATGCCGATTAATCACAGGGGCCCTACGGGGCCCCTTTCATTTGGCAGCGGAAAGACAGACAATAGAAGAGAGAGACGGGGCCGCAGAGCCGCAGAGTAATAAGGCCGCAGAGCTTTGTTGATAAACTTTTAACTTGTATTTAACTTGTATTCTGCTAACATATAGATTCAACTCAACAAAAAGGATTTCAATTATGAAAAGTGCAATCATCTACAATGGGCCTAGCCTCTTGGATGGTCAACCGATTGTAGTAATCGCGACATATTCAAACAGAAACAAAAAGACAGGGCATGTTGTGCAAACTTACATTTTATGCCGTGACATAAACCCACTCGAGGCAAGCAAAACAGGCGCAGACTCTACTATATGCGGCGATTGCGTTATGCGAGGGACACCAACAACAGATCCCGTCCGCAAAATAGCCAAGAATCGCAAGTGCTATGTTAACCTTGGGCAAGGTGTTTTGATTGTATGGAAAGCGTTTCAACGTGGCGTATACAAAACCGGCAGCGCACGCGACATGGGACGCGGACGTTTTGTCCGCGTTGGGACCTACGGGGATCCGGCAGCGTGTCCGGCATCAGTGTGGGAGGATCTACTAGCAGAGGCGGACACTTTCACAGCATATTCACATCAAAGCGGTTGGCGTCCTGATATCGCGATGCAAAGCGCGGACACATACGAACAGGCAACCGCGCACTGGTCCGAGGGTCGGCGCACATTCCGAGTTATCACAGGATTAGAGGATCTCGACAAAACAAACGAGGCACTTTGTCCTGCATCGAAAGAGGCCGGACGTCGCGTCCAATGCACAGCGTGCAAACTATGCAAGGGCTCGAGCCTAGCAAAATCAATCGCGATAGTAGAACACTAAGGAAAGGGGCTTCGGCCCCTTTTTTATTGCGCTGCATAATAGATTCAAATAACATGGGGCCGCAGACCCGCAGGGCAGCGGAGCCGCAGACCAAAAAACTAGGGCGCAGGGCGCAGAGCCGCAGAGTATCGGGCCAGAAGTCGGGGCCGCAGACCTTCGAATAAAGGCGCAGGGCCCACGAACCTCGAACCAACGGTTCCAGACAGCCCTTTTTCCACAAGTTGGGCGCTTTGACCCCCCTCAAATAAAAGTAGGTCACGCTCAGAGGACCTCTTTACTAAGATGAAATTTGCACCACCTCGAGCCCAATACACTGTATTCCATGCGACTTGATGAGCCGAGAGTTTTACAGCATTTCCTTTAGATACCTTTAGTTCGATCCAACAAGGCAAGCCATCCCATATTAAATGTACATCAGGAACACCGCCGCCATGTTTGTTTTCAATCCTTGTCGCTTGGCATTTCGGAGGCAGATTCGACCTCAATGTGTTCCAAAAGTTCGCCTCTGGTCCCTTGCTCATTTGGTGTAATATCCTTTGCTGTCCCCTCGATCTCAAAAGCTTGGGGGTATTTCTTTTGGAGGTCTGCTAAACGTCCAACAATTTCGTCTCGAGATAGCTGATCGATGGTGTTCACTTGCTCTCTTCGATCAACAGTTAAACCGCCCAATGCGGAGCGGATTTTCTCAGCATTAATAGCCGCAGAAAATTGACCGTTTTCTTCAGCACCAACCGATAATTTGTACAGCCTTTCGAGTTGACCGAGAGTTGACACGCCATATCTGCGTTCCCGTTCCTCTCTCATTTCTTGAATATACTCGAGCACATGCGGATAGTCCCTGCCATTTAACAGTAGGGATGCATGTTTACTGGCTGTTGATTCAGCAAATCCTGCTTTCCTCGCGGCCTCGGCATTCGAGTATATGCCTTCTACAATAAACCTAGCGAAAGTTTTTTGCCTGTTTGTGAGGACACGTTCTTCCCCATCTTCTATCTTTTCCTGCATCGACATGATGTTCCCCGTTGTGTATTACCAACAAGATAAACCATAGACCGGATGATGTCCATCTTTCCTATATAGGAGTTTTCTCCAGAGAAACGTACTACCGTACTGCCAAACGTACTACTTCATGGGCTACTTAGAAGGTTGTAAACATTACTTTTTGTTTTTGAATAGTACGTTTAGTACGTTTATTACGTCAGATTTGAATGGATAAAAACTTTTTTACTTTTTTTCTGGAGAATGTGCCTATAGTGTAACTCAACGTACTACCTCCCTAAAAATAAAACTTGACTACCTGTGGCCTGTTGATTAACTTGTTCAATATCAACAATTCAATTATGAGGTTCAACTATGACAGACAAACACGAATTTGTATATGGGTATGATGTAAAGAAAACCTACAAGGTTGGAAGCAATCGTGGACACAAGCGTGTGTGGATCGAGGGCAAGATGCTCTTGGACTTTGGTTTCAGAAGAGGGCGCGTGTTCTCAAGGGTCATGCACCAAGAATTAAAATATGTAAAAATGGAACTGATTGCTGACCCATACTATGGCAAGCACCGTGTTGCAGGGACTGAGTCGCGTCCTATCATCGACTTAAATGGCAAGTATCTTGATGAGTTATTCTATGGGTACACTCACTACGAGGCTACATTTAATATAATTAATGGAACTTTTCTTCCTTACATTAAGATCGAGGGAGTAAACGTATGAGCATGATCCACAGATTACATGACAAGTATGCTCGGTGGTGCAAGGCACAGGGTTTTGAATGCGTAGATGCTATGGAGTTGTTGTGTGAGCACAAGCTTACTCCGAAGCAAAGCACATGGATCGTAGATTTCATGGCGCGTTGGGAAGTAGCAGAAGAGGCGCACTTGAAAGAGTGTTGGCACAGGGAAGGGAGAGATTAATGGGTGTTGTATTAAGTTTGTATGATTACACAGGCGAGGCATTGAAACCTTGGGCTGATGCCGGACACGAATGTTATGCCTTTGATATTCAGCATGATCCACATGAGATCACAAAAGAATATTATCACAGGATCGGGAATGGGTCGATTGAGTATCACTATGCAGATTTGCATGATCCGCAGAGTTTTGCTGATATAAAAAGAACTCTGCCTTTCATGGATCAGCCTGTTATTTTTGGCATGGCCTTCCCTGTTTGCACAGACCTCGCGGTTTCGGGCGCGGCATGGTTCAAGAAAAAAGCAGAGGCCAACCCATGGTTTCAAGATGAGGCTGTTAATCATGCCATGACTTGTGCCAGATTTTATGAGGAACTTGGCGTCCCATATTTTATAGAAAATCCTGTCAGTGTTTTGGCTACCAAGTGGCGTAAACCTGACTATTCATTCCACCCATATGAGTATGGGGGATACATCGAGGACAATGCCGCAGAGCACCCTCGATGGCCTGAGTACATTGCGCCTCGGGATGCATACAAAAAGAAAACTTGTTTATGGACTGGTAATAACTTTCGTATGCCCACCAAGGTATCTGTTGACCCAGAGCGTTATCATGGTAATGGTTATAGCACCGCCATGATGAAGCTTGGGGGCAAGTCCAAAAGGACAAAAGATATACGCAGTGCAACGCCGCGAGGATTCGCCAAAGCGGTTCAACTATTCAATCAAAAAGGAGGCTCACATGCCTAATCACACAGCACAACAGGTTCATCTTACTGGACCACAATATCTCATGGCTCATATATATGAAGCTGTGAAAAACGAAACTTTATGCCAGACTATTTGTCCAATGCCTTTCGAGGTTTGGTCTCAGGACAATATCGAAGGTGCGACCCATACTCCTGCATGGTATCAATGGCGTCTCGATAACTGGGACACCAAGTGGGACATCTACAGTGTAGAAATAAGCCAAGAGATTTCTGACCCTGACGTTTTAGAACGTGACGCGGAAGTTAGTTTTCAATTTAACTGCGAGACTGCATGGAGCCCACCGATCAAAGTTTGGGAGAAGCTTCATGACATGGGCATCATTGTAGATGCA